TTGAAGAACGTGCCGTTAATCAATCCTTAGTTTTAAGTCGTTTAAATAGACACTATGCAGAACAATTAGAAATTGCAGAAGACATAAATAGAACAGAAGACGAAAGGCGTGCAGCTTTTAAAAATGCTATTGCATCACAAGAAGCAATTACTAAATTAAAAGTTGCTGATTTAGCAGAACAAATTAAAGCTATAAAAATAGGTGAAGAAGATAACGATACAAATAGAAAAGCTCAAAGAGAAAGAAATGAATTAATAGCTACTCAGGAAAACATAGAAGCGGATGGTTTTAAAGCAAGAACATTATTGCAAAAAAAATTAAATGTAGTTAAAGGCGAAACTTTAGCAATTGATAAAGCAACAACGGAAGAACGTAAAAAAGTAACTGGAATAAATGGAGGCGCAACAGGTCTTCAAGGTGTTGGAGAAGAAAGCCCTGAAAATGCAAAGTTAAGATTTGACTTAGAAACAAAAGAATTAATTGAAAGACAAGCCAATGAAAGATTAGCAGGGTACAAAGCAGAATGGAAAGCGGAGGATTTACAAAAAGAAATTGACTTAGAAAGGCAAAGAGTTGCTGTAAAACAACAAGCGTTAAGTGATATAATATCTATTGCTGGAGCTGAAAGCAATGTAGGAAAGGCTTTGTTAATAGCTAAACAATTATTGCAAGCCAAAGAGTTAGTTTTAGAAATAAGCAGAACTATTGCGTTCTCAACACAAGCAGCAGCACGTTCGCTTGTTGCTGTTGCGGAGGGTACAGCTCAAACAGCAAAAATAGGATTCCCCCAAAATATACCTATGCTTATAGGATACGCAGTTCAAGCTGCTGGCATATTTACAGCAATTAAATCAGCGGTTAAAGGTGCTAAATCTTCTATTAGTTTACCATCTAGTGGTAATCTACAACAAGCCAAAGCCCCGCAATTCAATGTCGTAGGAAGTAGCGGTACAAACCAACTTGCAAGCGCAATAGGAGGTCAATCGCAACAACCTATTAAAACGTATGTAGTTGCGAATGATGTGGTTTCACAAGCTGCAATGGATAGGAACATTGTAAACGCTGCAACATTTGGCGGTTAATTTATAACAAACAAATACAAATATTGTTTAATAAAAAAATACAATTATGAATGTACTTGAAACCATAGAATTATTTATTGATGAAATGAATTTAAAAGATGGAGTGGATGCTATTTCACTTGTTGAGAATCCCGCAACCGAAGAAAATTTCATCGCTTTAAATAGTCACAAAGTAGAATTTAAGGTTAAGAACGAGGAGAAAAGAATTATTATCGGTTTGGCTTTAGTTCCGGATAAAGAGATTTATCGTAAACAAGGCGACAAAGAATTTAATATAAAATTCTCAAAAGATACTGTGCGTAAAGCATCGGAGTTATATCTAAAAAGACTTAAGAATAATAATACAACTTTAGAACACGAAAAAGATACAAGCGGGGTTTCAGTAATTGAGAGTTGGATAGTTGAGGATGTTAAAAAAGATAAGTCAGCAATTTACAACCTAAATGCAGTTGAAGGAGCTTGGGCAGTTACGATGAAAATTGATAACGATGAAGTATGGCAAAGTATTAAATCAAAAAAATATTTAGGGCTATCAATTGAGGGCTTCTTTTCTGATCAAATAGTTGAACAAAGCAATGAAGAAAAAGAAGCAGAAAAATTAATCGAAAATATAACAAAATTATTAAGTTAATGTTTAATATTAAATACGTATAATGATGAGCAAAGTAAATTTAATTAATCAAATCAAGACACTTTTAAAAATGGAAGTAAAACTTGAGCAAATGAAACTCAAAGATGGGGAAACCGTTATTGAGGCTGATGTGTTTGAAGTTGACAATGAAATATTTGTTGTTAATGGAGAAGAACGCATAGCATTACCGATAGGTGAGTATGCCCTAGAAGACGGGCGTGTTTTAGTCGTAGCTGTTGAAGGTATTATAGCTGAAATAAAAGAAGTAGGCGAACCGGAAGCACCAGTTGAAGATGCGGTTGCACCCGATATGGGAGCAGCACCAACAGCACCTGCAACAAGTCCTAAAAAAGTAATTGAATCAATTTCAAAAGAAATGTTTTTTGAAGAAATTGAGAAACTTAACGCTAAAATTGAAGCGTTAAAATTATCTAAAATTGAGGTTAAAGCGGAAGCAGTAGAATTAGCGGAAGTTGTTGATCCAATTATACCAAACCCGGAATCAAAAGTAGTGCAAAAACCTTTTAACTTAGGAAAAGAATCATTAACAGAATTTTTAAACAATAGAAAAAAATAAATTATGGCAACAACACTAACAGTTAGTTCAAATTATGCCGGAACAGTAGCCGGTGAAATCATAGGTAAGGCATTTAAGGAAGCCGACACTATCGCAAAAAATTTAATTACGGTATTGCCCGATGTTGATTTTCAAATATCTTTAAGAAAAATATCTTACGCAGACGGAAGAACAGATTATGCTTGTGGATTCACTCCATCTGGGGCTGTTACTTTAAATGAAAAATTAATTACCCCGAAAAAGATTAAAAATGAACTTGAAATTTGTAAAGACGATCTTAGGCAAATTTGGAGTGCTGCTTCAATGGGCTTTTCAGCACATAATGACAACCCACCTAAAGATGTAGAGACTGCTTTAATAGCTGAAATTTTAGCTGATACAGCAGAGGCGACTGATTACGATATATGGCAAGGTGTTGCAGCAACATCCGGTAGTTTTGGCGGATTTATTCCATTATTTACAGCCGATGCAACAGTAATAAAAGCAGGAAGCGGGATCACTTCTGCGGCTGCTGCTATTACAAAATCAAATGTAATTGCTGAAATTGAAAAAGTTTTAAATGCGGTGCCAGTTGCATTGAGACGTAAAACTGATTTGATTTATGGCATTTCTTCAAACGTTGCTTTAGCATACGAACAAGCATTGATTGGGGCTGGAATTACAAATGGTTTAGGTGGTGGCGAAATGACACTACAATACGGAAGTGCAAAATTAGAAGTTATTAATGGTTTACCGGATAATACTTTTGTAGTTTACCAAAGAAAAAACGTTTATTTTGCTACTGGACTTTTAGCGGATCATAATGATATCAGAATCAAAGATATGGACGATTCAGATTTATCAGGATTTATCAGATATAAAATGGTTTATACCGCAGGTGTTCAATATGTGAATGGGGACGAGATCGTTTGGTATCTTTCAACTACCGTATAGTTAACTAAATTAATAATAAAGGGGCGTAAAAGCCCCTTATAAAAACATAAATATATGGCTTGTGATTTAACGCTTGGACGTTTAGAACCTTGTAAAGATTCCGTAGGGGGTCTAAGAGCTATTTATTTCATCAATTATGATCCTGCTTTATTTGCTAACTTTACGATAACAGCAGAAGAAATAACCGCTTTAACAGCTCCAGTAACTTGCTTTAAATACGAGTTGAAAGGTGCGAATAGTTTTGATGAAACAAACGAAAATAGCAGAGAAAACGGAACTTCTTTTTGGAGTGGAACTGGAACTTTTGTGTTCAAAAAACAAAGTTTGACATCTCAAAAAGAATTAAAATTATTGGCAGCAGGAAGACCGCATATAATTGTAGAAGATTATAACGGTAAATTCCGATTAGCTGGTATGAAAAACGGTGCTGAATGTGCGGTGAATACTGCAAGCGGTACTGCAATGGGTGACTTAAGCGGTTATAACATCACTGCAACAACCCAAGAAACAGATATGGCAACTTATATAGATGCCACGTTAATGAGTAACATAGCTGGATTTACTGTTACCTTAGGAACTTAGTCTTTAGTTTTTAGAAAGAAGGAAAAACCCTATTATTAATGATAGGGTTTTTTTGTTAAAATAATAACAAAATCACTAAAACTTTGTTTATTAATAAAATCAATCGATGATAGTTTTAAAACCAATAGCAACGGCTCAAACGATTAAATTTATAGGGAGGCAAGATACTTGCACAAGCATAGTTTTAAGAGATGAACAGGACAATACCGAAGTTACCATTTCGGGAAGTTTTACATTGACTTCTTACTATCTAACAGCTACATTAATATTCACACTTAAAGAAGGGAGGTTCTATAATTTGACAGCATATAACGGAACGGATATTATCTACAAAGATAAAATATTTTGCACTGCACAAGTTGAATCGGATTATTCAATTAATGATGGTGTTTATACAGAACATTCAAGCAATAACGATTACATAACTATATAATTATGAAAAAAACA